GCTTTAAGGACTACCCGTTGGCCTGATCTTATCAAGTTCAACTTCCCAATGGGTTTCGGTTCCGCCTCCAGAGGCCGTTCCGATAAACCAGTCCGCTGCGCTGCAGCAGGACCCATTAGGCGGGGTCTTCTAAAGGCACTTCGCGTCGTCCAGATGGAGTTTAGACTCCAGGGCGATCTACCGGATGTTTCCGGTGCGACGTGTTGTTCCTTAAGAAGAAGTTGGGACCAGTGTGTCCCGTACGTGATGTCCATGAGTTCCTCCTCCGGGGGGGGCAAAAGTCGTAGGAGGATTCGGCGTTCTAAGATGTCTTCAGCCCTTAAAAGCTGTAAGCGCATTTTTGATGCCGAGTGCTCTACCTGTGATCATGGTACGGGATTGGTCGAGAAGGAAAAGTGGGCTGACAGGATGGCGCGTCCCGTCCAGGAGCCAGTTTGCGAGTGGTCTCATGACCCTCACTGGCTTCTTAGACGACACGTGCGCGTTCTGGCCCATGGATGGGGGGAGCGTTTAGAAAATGCTCGAAAAGAGTGTGTGGAGGGTGGTGTAAGGAGAAGCGAGAGCGGGGTGTACGTCCCTGACCAGCAGGGGTGCTTGGAGAAGAGACAGGGTGAGGGTGGTACATTAGCTGTACATCCTTCAGAAGCATCTGAGGAGAACAACCTTGTTCGACTCGGTGTTGCCAAGACAAAAGGTAAGCATCGTGTTGTTACGATGCAGTCCGCACGCGTGAAGCGTATCCTGACTCCTATCCATAATGCCCTTTATGATCACCTGTCCTCCTATGGGTGGTTAGTCCGTGGGGACGTACAGAAAGAGGATTTTGAGGCGGTTATTCATGATCGCAGGAACGGTGAAGCTGTCATAAGTGGAGATTACGAATCTGCCACTGATAACATACACCTCAGTGCCGTTCGTGTTATCATTGAAGAACTTGCCAGCGAGGGAAGGTTGAAGGAAGACGAAAGAAAAGTTTTGGTTGAATCCTTTGCTGACATAGAATGGATCAATCCGTGCACGGGAGTGCGTCGCCCCATTAAGAGGGGGAGTATGATGGGGAATTTGGTGAGTTTCCCTCTACTCTGTCTTTTGAACAAGGCATGTTTCGACATCGCCAGCGATATCTGCCGTGGTTCGGGTGCCAATCGAGTTGGCCGGTTTAACGGTGATGACTGCTTATTTGCAGGTGATCGTCAGTTCTTCCACCAGTGGAAGGCTGTCACATCTACTTATGGGCTTGTTGTCAATACCGAGAAGACCGGTTACTCTAACGTTTCGGGAGATTTGAACTCTCAGAGTTTCTTTATCAAACGAGGCGTGTTGGCACCAAAACCTGTTCTTTCCTTCTTTCGTCCTAATCGCAAGGAGCCAGGTTGTCTTTTGTCCGAGGTTCTCAGGGGCATCTCTACTTTTCGTGGCGAGGTCAAGGCCTACGTCATAAATTGTATGATGCGTTTTGAGATCTCGGCTAGGCAGCTTGATGTATCGACCCTTACTAGGTCTGAATACAAGCTCCTGTCCAAGAAATCCTGGTTTCGCAGGGCCTTGACCGATGGCCCTGCCCCTGTTGTTGAGAAAGGACAACGTCGCTGTGTCGAGATGGTTGTTGGTCCTCCACCAAGGGCTTGCTTTTACCCTGTCTTTGACACTATGGCGCGTGACGTCGCGGGAGACATGGTCTCGAGATGGACTGGTGTGACTGTAAAGCCACATCGGATTACCATCGACTATAAGTCCTTCCGCGAGCGATCTTGTCCTTCTCAACAACCTCCTTCCTTTAGACACCTCCAGCGGGGTCCCAAACTTTGGTCATTTGTCTGGCCAAGGCCAGTTCTTGACCATTTCAAGCTTTACGGAGATCGAGTATTTGTTTCCGAAGATGCTCGCCGATCCCTATGGATCGATGACCATCCTTGTCTTCACACCAGTGTGGATTTGGTTCGGTCTCGATTTGTGAGAGGATCACAAAATTTCCGTTCTTGGTTTGGACCCCCCGCATCTCTCTCCCCCTGTTCCCTTCCACAGGTCAACTGTGGCTACGCCTAGTGAGTAGCGCCGGGCTCTCTCTAGCTGGGAGCTCTCGATGATTCCTCCTTCACGAAAATGAAATCTGTTGTGGCCAGTTGAGCCGTGACTCCTACCACCAACGTCATAGTTTGTATCTCTCCTCCGCAATGATCCTCAGATCATGCGCTGCGCTTCTGCGGCGTCTGGG